ATGGGTGAGATCATGAAAAGGCATTACCTCCTCGAAGATCTTGCAGATGAGCTCGATTTGGTCTTCCGGGCGATCAAAAGCGGGCAACCCACGCTCTGGGAAGCCAAGCAGCTTGCCGCGCACTTTCGTGAAGCGTTCATCACGCCGGACCTATTCCCTAACGAAACCGAGCATGCAAAGCATGTAGCGGCACAGCTCTCCGTCATCCAGGAGCTAGAGCTTGCGTTGGATCGCATGCACGGCTTAGGCATCTCGGCAAAAACTAGGCTTCGAGACATCCCATGCGTCGATACCGCGCTGCGACACTCGCTGGACGAAGCCGCCGCGAATAGACCTGGAGGAATATCCTTCCGATAAAACCAAACACCAACGTAAAAGCCCCGCAACCGCGGGGCTTTGCCAAAGAGAAAACAGAATCAGGAAGCCTCCACCGCCAACGCATACTCCCCAAACCCCACCACCCTCTCCCCCACCCACTCATTCAGCTCCTCGAATCGCGCCTGCAGCGGCACGATCTCGTTCTCATAGAACACCCGCGCGGCCTTGCCCGCGTCGCCGAAGCCGCCGGTATTGTTCGGGATGATCCCCATCAGCTGCGGCGGCACGCGGTGGGCGGCCAGGACATCGTCCCGGGTGGTGTTCTTGATGTTGAAGAACTCATCCTTCGCGGCCACCTCGCTGATCGGGATCACCTGCACGCCGTCCTTCTTGCCGTTGGGCGCGTAGAGGAACACGTTCCGAAAATTCCCCGGCCCCTTCGACTCCTTCAGCGCCTTGCGCATCGCGTCGATGTCCGCCGGATTCTGCGCCGCGTCGGTCATGTACAGGATGAAGCCCGCGTGCGAGCCGTTGAGGTAATAGCGGCGGCGGAACAGCGTCGCCGACTCATTCAGCCAGGCGCTGTTCAGCGCGGCCAGATACTCCGGCAGCCCGTACACCTCCTGGTTGATGTCGTGCTCCAGCAGATGGAACACCTCGCCCAGCTCGTGCTCCTGGTTCCAGCCCGGCACCCACCAGTAGGAAGAGAGATCCACCCCGCGGCGCGTGAACTTGGCCGGCGACGGATCCAGCGCCAGCACGCCGCCCAGCCGGTTCTTCACCTTCTCGCAGTACAGGTTGCCGAACACCAGATAGTCCTGCACCAGCTGCTGGAACGCCGAGCGCGACAGCAGCGGATGCGGCCGGAACGTGCTGGTCAACACGTTGCGTTTCACCGCGATCGCGCTGTTGTGGTGCACCGACGCCCGCCAACTGCGCGCCAAGCCCTCCCAACTGATCGGCGGCTCGTACCACCGGCCCGCGTTCAGGCACTCGGCGTAGTCCAAGATCTCGCGCCGGTCGAGCACCGGCGTCGGGTCGCCAAAGGTGAAGGACTCGACGCCGCCAATGGGGCCCGATGTCGCCACTGGACTCGCCTCGGGCGTGGATGGTTTGAACCTGCGACGCTTGATCATCAGCAAAACTCCATGAAGCCGGAGTTGGCCGCGGTCGCCCCCTCCAGCGGTTCGTTGAAAAGGGCGTGCATGGTCGCCCATGCGATGTCGGAATGGCTGGTCTCCTCGGACCGGCCCGCTTGATAGGTGACCTGGCGGCCGGACGCCGTCATGGTCTTCTTGATCGCCATGAAGCTGGCCGCGATGTCCGTGCTGCCGGCGTCGAACTCCAGCCGGCCGCTGCTGATCACGTCCAGCGCCTTCAGCACCATCCGCGTTTTCAGCTCCACGTTGTAGGTGAAGGCCTGCGCATCCGGGCGGAACTGCTTCACCAGCTGGTGCACGCCCACGCCCAAGCCCGACGTGTCGATGCCGATGTAGGCCACCTCATAGCGGGAGCAGGTCTGGCGGATGAACTCCGCCTGGCCGGCAAAGTCCGCGCCCTTGAACAGATGGCGCTCCAGGATGCGGAACTTGCCGCCCGGCGCAGCCGGCGGCGCCAGCACCACCAGCGCCGCGCTGTCGCCGGTGCTGCTCGGGTCATAGCCCACCCACACCGGCTTGTTGCCGAACGGACGCGGCGAGAACGGCTTCCAGTCTTCCCACACCTCCCAGCTGTCCACCATGCAGCGCTGCATCAAGCTGAACGAGAACACGCTCGCGCCATCGTCGATGAACTGGCACAAGAACAGCTGGGCAAACTCCTCCGGGCTGTACTCCAGCCGCAGTTGGTCCAGATCGAACAGATCGCAGCCGCTGGCCAGCGCATCCTCGATCGTCACGATCTGCCGCCACTGGCCATCCTCGCAATGCCGGCCCGCCGCCAGCGCCGCATGGCTGATGTCCAGCCGGATCTGCTCCGCCTTCGGCCGCCCGCGGTTGTACTGCTCGCCGGTCCAGAACGGATAGGCCTCATGCGACATCGCCGACGGCGTCGAAAAGTAGGTCTGGCGCCAGCGCTTCTGCGACGCCATGCCCGACGCCACCTTGCGCAGCTCCTTGTAGCGGGGAATCCAGAAGTATTCGTCCAGATACAAATTGCCGTGGTAAGACTGCGCGGTGCGGCCGTTGGTCCCCAAGAACATCAACTCCGCCGCGTTCGGCAGCTTGATCACGTCGCCCTTGAGCTCGACATCCGCCTCCTTGGCGAAGTCCACGATATATGACCGGAACTGGAAAGCCTGCGCCTTCGAGGCGGAGAGGAAAATCTGGTTTCGCCCAGTGTCCAGCGCATCCATCAGCGCCTCTCGTGCGAAGTAGAACGTCGCGCCGATTTGGCGCGACTTGAGCAGGTTGCGGATCCGCTCGACAAAGCCGGCGCGATGCCAGTGCCGCTGGTAGCCGAACATGCTGTCCATGAACGCCTGGCGCAGCCGCTCAATCTGCTCCTCGCCGATCGCGTTCTTGGCCGGCGGCCGCTTCGGCGCCGCATTGCGGCTGGCGATGTTCGGGTTGAGATCCGCCTCGCGCCCGGTCTGCTGGTACTTGCCCACCCGCGCCAGGCGCTCCACCTGCCGCCCCAGCAGGTCAATCTCCTTGTAATCGCATCCCTCCTTGCGCTCCTTCAGGATCAACTGCTGCAGCCGCGCCTCGATGGTCGACGCGATGCGCTCGGTCGGGTCTGACTCATCCCACGCGTCGCGCCGCTTCCAGCTGTGCAGCGTGGACGCCTTCTCGCCCAGATGCTCGGCAATGCGCGCGATGCGCCAGCCCTGCCAATACAAAGCCCGGGCCACGCGGCGCGGGTCCAATTCGGGAACATGCGGAAAGGAAATTTCACTCATGACCGCCAGTCTGCCTCGCGCGCAGAACCGCGCCCTCAAGCCATGGTTGTAAGCGCAAACGGCACAACCGCCCCTTGTTGAGCCGTAGCCCTCCAAGTTTCAGCATGGGCGCATCTCACCCGAACAGCCCACGGCAACTCCAAAGGAACCGCACATGGCAGGCAAGTCCAAAAAGTTCTGCATCGCCACCGAAGGCGCTACCACCGATGGCCGCGTCATCGAGCGCGCCTGGCTGGAGCAGATGGCCAAAAACTACGACCCCAAGCTCTACGGCGCGCGCATCAACATGGAGCACATAAAAGGCTTCACCTCCGACAGCCCGTTCCGCCGCTACGGCGACGTGTTGGCGCTCAACGTCGACGAAGGCGCCGACGGCAAGTTGCGGTTGTACGCCGTCATCGATCCCACCGACGACCTGGTCGCCATGACCCAGGCCCGCCAGAAGGTTTACTCCTCCATGGAGGTCAACCCCAAGTTCGCCGACACCGGCGAGGCCTATCTGGTCGGCCTGGCCGTCACCGACGACCCAGCCAGCCTCGGCACCGAGATGCTGCAGTTCAGCGCCAGCGCCAAAAACAACCCGCTGGCCAAGCGCAAGGCAGATCCCGACAACCTGTTCACCGAAGCGGTCGAGTTCAGTCTGGAGATGGAAGACGAGCATCCCGGCAAGGCCCTGCTGGAGGGCTTCAGCGCCAAGATCAAGACCCTGCTCGGCGGCGCCAGGAAAACCGCCGACGCCAACTTCAGCGAAATCCAGCAAGCGGTGGAGCTGATCGCCGACAGCCAGAAGCAAGTGCTGGAGCAGTTCGCGGCGCTGTCCTCCAACCAGACCGAACATCAGGCGCAAAAGGAACAGCTGCAGAAACTCTCCGCCGACCACGCCAAGCTGGTGCAAACCCTCAGCCAACAACCGTCCGCCAAACCGCGCGACCGCACCCCAGGCGGAGACACTAGTGCCGCAGTAACCGACTGCTGATCTGCCACCCACCAGAAAGCCAACGACGCCATGCGAAACGAAACCCGCCCGCTATACGAAGCCTTTGCCGCCCAGGTCGCCAAACTGAACGGCGTGGCCACCGCCGAGAAGTCCTTCTCGGTCACCCCCGCCATCCAGCAAAAACTGGAAAGCCGGATCCAGCTCTCCAGCGCCTTCCTCGGCATGATTAACATTTTCCCCGTGACGGATCTGGAGGCCGAAAAGCTCGGCCTCGGCGTGCTCGGCCCCATCGCCGGGCGCACCAAAACCAGCGCCAGCAAGAAACGCCAGCCTCGTTCCATGGCCGACTTCGTATCCGGCAAATACCGCTGCGAAAAAACCGACTTCGATACGGCCATTCCCTACGCGCAAATCGACATGTGGGCCAAGTTCGCGGACTTCCAAACCCGGCTGCGCGATGCCATCGTCAAACAACAAGCGCTGGACCGCATCATGATTGGTTTCAATGGCATCTCCGTCGAAGAAGACACCGACCGCGTGGCCAACCCGCTACTGCAAGACGTCAACAAGGGCTGGCTGCAGCAATACCGCGAAAATGCCGCGGCGCGCGTGATGAAGGAAGTGAAGAAAGACTCTGGCAAAGTGCTGATCGGCCCCGGCGTCGCGACTGAGGATGGCTACAAAAACCTCGACGCTCTGGTCTTCGACGCCACCAACAACCTGATTCATGAAGTGTTCGCCGAACACCCGGATCTGGTCGTAGTGGTCGGCCGCGATCTGCTGGCCGACAAGTACTTCCCCATCCTCAATAAGGACAATGCGCCCACCGAGCAACTAGCCGCCGACGTAGTCATCAGCCAAAAGCGCATCGGCAATCTGCCCGCCGTGCGCGTGCCGTTCTTCCCGGCAGGAAAAATGCTGATCACCCCTCTGTCCAACCTCTCCATCTACTACCAGGAAGGGGGGCGCCGCCGCCACCTCCGCGAAGAGCCGGACTACAACCAAGTGGCCAACTACGAATCGAGCAACGACGCATACGTCGTCGAGTGCTACGAAGCAGGTTGCCTGATCGAAAACATTGAGCTGGTGGCCTGATGACCAGCCCTGCCCGCGCCCACTTCCTGCGTGCCTGCGCCGCCGAGGCATCCGTCTCGGCGGCTGCCGGCCAGCCACTCCAAGCCACGCAATACGAGCTGATGCTGCTCAAGCTCGCCGAAGACCGCCGCCGGCTGAAAGACATCCAGTCCATGGAAGCCAAGGCCGAGCTCAAGCGCCAGTTGTTGCCGGAATACGCGCCATGGATCGACGGCGCGCTGTCCGCAGGAGGCGGCGCCCAGGACGCCGTGCTGATGGCCGTCATGGTCTGGCGGATCGACGCCGGCGACTACGGCGGCGCGATGGACATCGCCGCCTACGCCATCCAGCACAAGCTGGCCATGCCCGACAACTACCAGCGGACAACCGGCGCGGTCATCGCCGAAGAAGTGGCTGATGCCGCCAAACGCGCCCGCGACGGCAAACAGCCCTTCGACCTCGCCATTCTGCAGCGGGCGATGGCCCTCACCGAGGCCACCGACATGCACGACCAGATCCGCGCCAAATTGCACAAGGAACTGGGCCTACTGCTGGCGGAGACAGACAAGTCCGACGCCTTGCGGCAGCTGCAGCGCGCCACCCAGCTGTTCGACAAGGTGGGCGTCAGGAAGGAAATCGAAAAGCTCGAACGCGAGCTGAAGAACGCGGACGCCGCCCGGCAGGGCGGCGGCTGACACCGGGCGAACCCCGCGACCAGGCGGCAGGGGGCGGCGATGGCAGCGTCTGATCAAAACCCCCTCCACCGCCTCCAACAGGAGCCGACATGCTGATCCAACCCGCAAAACCATCCGGCGGCGCCAACGAAAGCGCGTCGATCCGTTCCGGCAGCTTCTGGCCCGAGGTCGATCCCATCGCCGCCCGCGCCGCGATGAGGCTGGACGGCACGGTCACCGCGGAGCGGCTGCGCAGCGCGCTGATCGAGGCGATCGCCAGTGTCAACAGTCAGTTGGCCGACTGGCGCCGCCTTGCGCAAGATGCCGGAAACGCCAGCTTGCACGCGGTGCCGGCTGACGAGATCGACGGCCAGTCCATCCAGGTACAGCGCTGGCAGCGCGCGGTGCAGTGCCTGGCCGCGGCCAACCTGACCGAACGCTATCGCAGCTTCGACAGCACCGCCGCCGGGCACAAGCAGGCCGACGAACTCGGCACCGCCATCGACGATCTGCGCCGCGACGGACGCTGGGCCATCAGCGACATCCTCGGCCTCGGTCGCAGCACCGTGGAGTTGATCTGATGCGCGTCGCCGCGCGACAAGGCGACACCGTCGACTTGATCTGCCACCGCCACTATGGCCGCACAGCCGGCGTCACCGAGGCGGTCTACGCCGCCAACCCCAGCCTGGCCGACATCGGCCCGACGCTGCCGATCGGCACCCCGGTCAACCTGCCCGACCTCACCACCCAACCAGCTGAAGCCATCCGGCAACTGGTCAATCTTTGGGACTGAAAATGGCTGAACCCGCCTCCACTTCCGCCACCTATGCCGCCGTCGCCGGCGCCAGCCTGCTCGCCATGTTCCCCGGCCTGGATGCCGGAGCCGTGCTCGGCGCGTTCGCTGGCGCGGCGGTGTTCGTCATGTCCAGCAACGAGCTCGGTGTAGGCAAAAAGCTGGTCTTCCTTGCCCTCGCCTTCGTCGCCGGCCTCATCGCCGCGCCCATGGCCACCACCTTGTTGGCCACGATGCTGCCTGCGCGCGTCCAAGTCTCCGCCGGCGTCGGCGCGCTGCTGGCCAGCGCGCTGGTGATCAAGGTGCTGATCCGCCTGATCAACAAAGCGGATTCGATGGACTTGCTGACTGGAATGAAAGGAGGCGGCAAATGACCGCCCTCACTGCCGCGCTCAGCATCGCCTGCTGCCTGCGGCTCATCCTGTTCTCCCGCCGCGGCGCCGCGCACAGGCCATGGGCCAGCGCGCTGGCCTACTTGCTGATCGTCGCCTTCGGCGCGCTGGCCATCGCCCCCCTGCTCGGCCAGCCGGCCGCCGCCGGCTGGGCGCAGCTGCTGATCAATATCGTGTTCGCCGCGGCGCTGTTTTCGGTCGGCGGCAATGTCGTCGAGCTGTTCCGGCCGGCCAGCGACAGCCGGCCGTCCCTCATCCTGCGCATTCTCCGGAGAGAAACATGGATCTGATCCTCAAGAAAGGCGATCACGGCATTGCCGTCCAGGAGCTGCAGCACAAGCTCAACACCCAGGGCGCCGCGCTGTCGGTGGACGGCTGGTTTGGCGACGCCACCGAGGCGGCCATCGCCATCGTGCAACGCCGGGCGGGACTGGTGGTGGATGGCGTGGCCGGGCCGAAGACGATGGAAGCGCTGCGCGGCGAGGACAAGATCGCCCGGCTGCGGGAAAGCGACCTGCAGGCCGCGGCCGACCGTCTCGGCGTGCCGATCTTCTGCATCAAGGCCGTCAACGATGTCGAATCCCGCGGCAGTGGTTTCCTGGCGGATGGCCGCCCGGCCATTCTGCTCGAGCGTCACATCGCCTACCGGCAAGCCACGGCGGCGGGCATGGACGCCGAAGGCCTCGCCATCCGGTTCCCCAAGCTGCTCAGCCGCGCCCGCGGCGGCTATGTCGGCGGCGCCGCGGAATGGGTCCGCTTCGACAGCCTGCGCAGCGTTACCAGCCAGGCCATCGCCGTGGAGGCCTGCAGCTGGGGCCTGTTCCAGATCATGGGCTTCCACTGGCGGGCGCTGGGCTATGCCGGTGCGCTGGATTTCCAGCAAGCCATGACGGCGGGGGAGGACAAACAGCTGGACGCCTTCACCCGCTTCATCGCCGCGGATCCGGCGCTGCTCAAGGCGCTGAAGGCCAAGAAGTGGACCGACTTCGCGCGGCTGTACAACGGCCCGGCGTTTGCCGAGAACCTGTACGACGCCAAGCTGGCCGCCGCTTACCTCAAGGCGGAAAGGCTGGCAGCATGAGCTGGCTCCGCGACAACCTGCGCTGGCTGGCGCTGCTGGCCCTCGCCCTGTGCGCCATCGCCGCCGGCGCCGCCATATGGCTGCAGCGCCTCGACAACGCCCGGCTGCGCGAGCGGCTCGACGCCGGCAACGCCCAGCGCGACGCCCTTCACGGCCAGCTGCAAACCGCGCAACAGACCATCGCCGGCCAAGACGCGCAGATCGGCGAGCTCGCCGCCCTCAACCGCCAGCAAGCCGCAGACGCCAAGCGGCAACTGCAGCTTATCGACGCCATCACCCGCCGCGCGGCCACCCGCGCCGCAGAACTGGAAGCCACGCTCAATGAAGACCAAGACGCCAAACGCTGGGGCGATACTCGTCTGCCTGACGCTGTTGCCCGCCTGCTCGACGCCGCCCGCGCCGCAGGCGATCCCGCCGGCGCGCCCGATCCTGCTGCAAGCCTGCGCGCCGGTGACGGCATGCCAGCCGCCGGCCGGCAGCCCGAGAACCAACCGCCAGCTAGCGCAAACGCTGCAGGCGGCCCGAGCCGCCCTTGAGATCTGCGCCGCCCAGGTGGAAGCCATCGCCGCCTGCCAGCAACGCGCCGCGAGCCAACGCCCATGACCGACATCTTTGACCAAGCCCAGGCGTTGGAGCTGCGCCAGCGCGAGGAAGCGCTCGCCCGGCAGGCCGCCAAGCAGCGCGGCGGCGCCAGCTTCAGCCACTGCGAGGATTGCGGCGACGAGATCCCGCCGCTGCGCCGCGAGAAAGCGGCCGGCTGCACCCGCTGCGCGCCATGCCAATCCGACCACGAGAAAGCCAGCCGCCGATGAACAAAGCCGCCAGCCTGCGCGCCGCCCTGGAGGCGGCTTTGCCTTATCTGCTGGACGATCCCGATCGCCTGGTCATGTTCATCGACGCCGGCCAGGTCGCCGCCGGCATGGGCGGCCCCAGTTTCGAGTACCGCTACACGCTGACCATCGGCCTGCTGGACTTCAACCTGCATCCAGACGAGGTGATGATCCCGCTGCTGCGATGGCTGCGCGCCAACGAGCCGGCGCTGCTGCAAAATCCGGACAAGGCCCGCGAGGCGATCGCCTTCGAGGCCGAGATCCTCAACCACGCCGCCTACGACCTGCGCCTGCAGGTGAAGCTGACCGAGCGCGTCAAAGTCACCATCTCCGGCGACGAGTGCGTCGCCGAACACCTGCCCGAGCCGAAGCCATGAGCGCGCAGCGCTACGAGGACGCGCTGGCCGGCCTGCTCGCCAATCTGGACGGCAAGGCCCGGCGGCAGCTCGCTCGCGAGATCGCCAGGCAGCTGCGCCAGAGCCAGCAAAAGCGCATCGCCGCCCAGCTCAATCCGGACGGCAGCGCCTTCGCGCCGCGCAAGCCGCAGATCCAGGACAAGAAAGGGGCCATCCGGCGCGCGATGTTCAGCAAGCTGCGCACGGCCCAATGGCTGAAGACAGAAGCCAGCGCCGGCGGCGCGGCGGTCGGTTTCATCGGCGAGGTCGAGCGCATCGCGCGGGTCCACCAACTCGGACTACGTGATCGTGTCTGTCAGCACGTGTCTCGCGAGGTGCAATACCCAGCGCGTGAATTGCTGGGCTTAAGTCCACAAGATTACGAAATGATAAGGGATAAGGTTGTAGATTTCTTGTCTTAAACTAATTCTTGGGCATTGCAAGCTGAAAAAAGCTAGCCAATATTGTCAGCACCAAGAGACCTAGCATGCAATTAAGCATAAACTGATCATGTTGTTTTAGCGTCATCGCGACTGAAAAAACACCAAACATTTGAAAAAAATACTGAAAATTAGAAAAGAATTTCTTCATTAAATCCTACCTATTTCCCTTGCTAATAACAATCATCAGCAAGAGGTGTTAAACATAAAGTCAATCAGATTAATTTAAAATTAATCCCCGCCATCGCCTTCGCCTCCGTCACCCCCGCACGGCCCCATGCCTCCAGATGGTTCATTGGGATCATGTGGCGCACTGCATGATACCGATCCGTGGCTTTCTGTGTGGCTGACGCCATGGCCCTCGCCCCCGTGTCCAGCGTCAGGAACCACCATAATGCAGGCCCCAGTTATGCCTGTCGCGGCTCCGGTTGTCCAAGACAGCATGCCTGGCAAGGATGGATTCTGCACGACTGCAGGAATGTTCCCGAGGGCCGCAACTATCGCACCAATACAGGCGCCATTTGCGCCAGTATATTCAAGATGTGGAGCGCCAGGAACGTGGCCATTAACTCCAGGGTAGCCACTCAAGCCCGGTGTATTTGCCATACCGGGCTGATTAATTTGCGTGGCAGGATATCCGCTAAGGACAGCCAATGCAGCGGGGGACAAATTGACTGAAACGGAAGGTGTCGGCTGTGGAGCTGGTTTCGGCGAATTTGATTGTTTTTGAGCAGCCGCTGCCAGCATGTTGCGCAGCATATTTGTACTGATTTCCATCATATATTCTCGATATGAAAACGCAGTGCGAATATATCAAAGACAAGGCATTTGACGCACAAAACATTCAGCATGTCATGTGCATATATTGTTTCTGAATTATGACAAATCATGACACTTAATATGGCTTCTATGCATATTATTTTGAATTGTTAATTTTTGTTAACATCTTAAACGTAAGCACCCTGACAAAGATGCAATGAGTTGTAGAAGGCCACTACACAACACGCTTGCCACGACACTCCCCGCCGGCCTGTGCAAACTGGCCTATATGGACGATTTCGCCGACCTTTCCCGCCGCATCGAGAGCATGATCCGCTTCGGCTCCATCGCCGCCGTGCAGATGGCGCCGCCGCGCGTGCGCGTGCAATCCGGCGGCCTGACCAGCGCCTGGCGGCCCTGGTTCGCGCTGCGAGCCGGCGACACCCGCGACTGGGATCCGCCGACGCCAGGCGAGCAGTGCGTGCTGTTCAGCCCCAGCGGCGACCCAGCCACCGGCGTCGCGCTGGTCGGCCTGTACTCCGACAGCCGCCCCGCGCCATCCAGCAACCCCGATGAACATGTCCGAGCCTACCCGGACGGCGCGCGGATAGCCTACAACCACGTCACCGGCGCGCTGTCGGTCGCCGGCGTCAAGACTGCGCGGATCCAGGCATCGGGTCTATGCACGGTGGACTGCCCTCATGCCGAGTTCACCGGCGACGTCCACATCCAGGGCAAGCTCACCGTCGATGGCGAAACCCTGCTCAAGGCCTTGCTCACCTATATGAACGGGCTTGCAGGCCAGGGCGGCGGCGCGGGCACCCGCATCAGCGGCGCGATCGAGCACAACGGGGGCGGCCTCAGCAGCAACGGCGTCACGCTGCATGCCCACGTCCATCCGGACTCGCATGGCGGCGACACCGGGGGGCCGAAATGAGCGCGCGCTACATCGGCCTCAACGCTGCCACCGGGCAACAGCTCTCCGATCTGGACCACATCCGGCAAAGCATCCGCAAGATCCTGACCACCTCGCTGCGCAGCCGCGTGATGCGCCGCGACTTCGGCAGCCTGGTGCCGGATCTGATCGACAAGCCGCTCAACAGCAAAACCCATATGCAGCTGCTGGCCGCCACCGTGATGGCAATCAGCGCCTGGGAACCGCGGGTCGAGCTGGCGCGCGTGCGGCTGCAGGCCGGCCAGAACGCCTCCGACCTGTTCGTCGATCTTGAGCTCACCCGCCGCGATGACCGCGGCGCAGGCCAATCCGCCAACCTTCGCGTGCCGCTGAGAGGCTGACGCCATGACCATCGACATCACCCAGCTTCCCGCGCCGCAGGTCGTCGAGGAGATCGACTACGAGGCGCTGCTGCTGCGGCGCAAGCAGCGGCTGGCCGCCGCGGTGCCGGCCGACATCCGGCAAGCCGTCGCCGCCGCGCTGGAGTTGGAAACCGAGCCGCTGACCATCCTGCTGCAGGAAAGCGCCTACACCGAGCTGATCCTGCGCCAGCGCGTCAACGAGGCGGCCAAGGCCACCATGCTCGCCTACGCCGGCGGAACCGACCTCGACAACAAGGCGGCCGATTACAACGTCAGCCGCCTGCTGGTCGCGCCGGCGAATCCGGATGCCAATCCGCCGACCGAGGCCGTTTGGGAGAGCGACGACCGCCTGCGGCTGCGCGCCCAGATGGCGATGGAGGGAACCACCGTCGCCGGCAGCCGCGGCGCTTACCTGTTTCACACGTTGTCCGCCTCCGCCAATGTCGCCGCCGCCCACGTCGAATCGCGTGCAGATGGCCCGCTGCGAGGCGACTCGCCGGCTCCGGGCGAGGTGCGCGTCTGGCTGCTGGACGCGCGCGGCGACGGCGTGCCCGGCCGGGAACTGCTCGATGCCGTCACCGCGGCGCTATCGGCCGAGACCGTGCGTCCGCTCAACGACACCGTCACCGCGGCCGCCGCCAAGCCCGTGTCTTTTGCCGTGTCGGCCGTGCTGACGTTCGAGACCGGGGGAGAGGCCCTGTCCGGCGGGCTCGACGCCGCCCGGCAGCGGGTGGAGGCCCTGCTGGCGAGATCCAAGAGGCTGGGCACCGGCAAGCAGCCGTCCGGCCTTCCGCCTGCTGCGCTGATCGCCGCATTAAAGGTGGCCGGCGTGCACGACGTCAAGCTGCTTTCCCCGATGGCGACGGTCGCGCAGGGCGTCGGCGAGTTCCCGCTTTGCGCCGCCATCACCCTGGATAAAGCATGAGCCGCGACCTGCTGCCGCCCAACCGCACCCCGCTCGAGGCCGCGCTGGCGGATGCCACGGCGCTGGCGATCAACCCTGCGCCGCTGCGCGGGACGTCCGATTCCGCCCGCTGTCCCTCGGCGCTGTTGCCCTGGTTGGCATGGGAACGCTCGGTCGAGGGATTCGACGCCGCCATCAACGAGGAGCAGCAGCGAGAGTTGATCCGGCAGTCCATCAGCCTGCATCGCCGCAAGGGCACGGTCTCGGCCGTGCGCGACGTGTTCCGCGCGCTGGGGCTGGGCGAGGTCCAGATCCTTGAAGGGAACCACCACTACATCGCTGACGGCACGCTGGCTGCCGACGGCTTCGGCACTGCCGGCGCCCCGGACGGCTGGGTCGAGTACCGCGTGCAGATCGACAAGCTGTTGTCGATCAACCAGGCCAACACCGCGCGCGATGTGTTGGCCGATGTCGCGCCGGCGCGCAGCATCCTGTGGGGGATCGACTTTACCGGCGCCTCCCTGATCGCAAACGGCTTTGCCATCGCCGATGGCGCCTATACCGCTGGAGTTGTGAACACATGACCAAGCTGATCTCGCCGACCAATCCTGGCTGGCCCGACGTGACCCGCTTCGAAGTCGTCGAGCGCCTGCTCGGCGGCGATGGCGGCCCGCTGAACCGGGCGCCGCTCGAACTTCTCGAGCGCACTGAGTTTCTCAAGAAACAAATCGACGATCTGGTATCCGGCGCGCTGATCGCCGAGTACGCCGATCGCCTGAAGACACCACGCAACATCGCCATGACGGGCGATGGTTCGTGGAGCGTGGCGTTTGACGGCAGTGGCAACGCCAGCGCGGCGCTGACACTCGCCAATAGCGGCGTCGTCGCCGGAACGTATGGCATGTTGACAGTGGACATCAAGGGGCGTGTGACCGCGGCGCGAGCATTGGCCGCTGCAGACATTCCTGCGCTGGGCTGGTCCAAGATCGCCAGCGGCAAACCAACCACGCTCTCTGGCTATGGCATAACCGATGCGGCCTCCATCCGCGCTCCGGTATTTGAGGATCGGATAACGGTTCCGGAGGGGACGCAGACAGCGCCAAGCATCTCATTTCTGATGGACGGCAACGGCGATACCGGATTCTGGCATATAGCGGATGGCATGATTGGCGTGACGTGCAACGGCGTGGAGTCCGTGCGTTTCGGCCCCGCTGGCATCCAGTTTCCTGGCGTGGCGGCAGCCCTCAGCACACCGCAGGCCCTCGCGTCGGCACTGGGGAATGATCCCAACTTTTTCACGACAATCACGACGCTGGCGCGGGCTGCCGCGCCTTCTGGCTTGATCGGCTATTTCGCAGGTTCCGCGGCCCCTGCTGGCTGGTTGCGAGCGAATGGCGCGGCGGTATCTCGCGCAACATATGCCGCGCTCTATGCCGCAATCGGCACCACCTACGGCGCGGGCGACGGGGCCGCCACCTTCAATCTGCCTGACCTGCGCGGCGAGTTCGTGCGCGGCTGGGACGATGGGCGCGGCGCGGATGCCGGCCGGGCGCTGGGCAGCTGGCAGTCGGATCTTGTCGGCCCTCACGATCACAATATCCGGAGGATGCCCGATGGAGCATCGCTCGGTCTCCCGTCACCGGCGGCAGGCGGCGCCTGGGCATATGGCAGTGGCGTCACCTCCGCCGACTTGGCGAATGTCTATACGACAGCGAAGAGCGGCATGGGCAATGAGAGCCGCCCCCGCAATATCGCGCTGCTCGCGTGCATCAAGATTTGATTGGAAATCTCCATGGATACCAAGATCGTCTATTCATACCATCCGCACACTGGTGAATATCTCGGCGCAACACTCGCCGATCGCTCGCCGCTGGACATCGACGAGATTTGGCTGTTGCCGGCGCACAGCACCGAACTGCACCCCCCGCTCGCGGGAGAGCGCCAGGCAGCAGTCTTTCTGGATGGCGCATGGAGCCTGTTACAGGACTGGCGTGGGATCCCGTTGTGGTGCCAATCCACAGCGCGACCCATAGCTGCGCAGTTGGGAGAGACCCCTGACGACGTGGGCGCCACCGAACTGCAGCCGCCGGCATATGGGGTGTGGACTGGCAAAAGCTGGGACGTCGATCAAGCTGCGCAGCGCGCCGGATTGATGCGCGTGGTTGACGATGAAATGACCATGAGGCGCATGCAGGCAGATGCGGCGATCACTCCCTTGCAAGACGCTGCCGATCTGAAGATCGCGACTCCAACCGAACTGGCCTCTCTCACCGCATGGCGACGCTACAGGGTAGAACTCTCACGCATACCAGAACAGCAGGGATATCCATTGAATATCAATTGGCCGCTGAGACCTCAATAAAGTGCCACGGGCAGGTGAAATGCCTGCCCAGACGTTGACTCGATCAGTAGGCGACGGCTTATCCGGAACTTGACGTCATCGACACGGAAACAGATTTTCCAACCGTCGCCGGCGGCCCCTGGTCTTTGAGGTTGTCCGCCTCGAACTTCAGGGCCGCCGCCACGCTGCGGCAGAAGAAAGAGATGGAATTGTCGTCGTGCTGGCTGGCCATGGAGATGCCCACTTTATCCAGGCAGAGACAGAGATTTTCGATGGTGTCGGCGGTAGACCTTCCGACCAGAGGATTCAAAACCCGAGCGGCTTGGCGGCTATTCATTTTTTCCATTTATCGTTACCAACATATAAAAACCCGGAACGCATATTGTTGGCGATGGAATTAAATGCCGGTATTGGCGGATCCGCCAATATTGAGGCCATGGACACTGGCTAATAGTGCAGTTCGATTGGAAACCTGCAGCTTGCGCTGCATGTTTTCAAGGTGCGCGCGAATTGTACGCTCAGTGCATCCCAATACAGAAGCCATATCTGTATTGTTCATGCCGGAACGCAATAGTTCGGCAACCTGCCTCTCCCGCCGCGTCAGCTTATTCAACGCGAGTTCAGCTTTCAACTTTACCGCCGCCGCATCGCGCAAGATAAAAATCAGAGCATCGGCCGCCGCGCCCAAATCCATCCCGTCCAGCACATTCGATTTGTCCGCCACGCGCCTCAAAACCGAAAGCATATCGCCCTCGTCTACCGCGCCCACGATAGTGTGGATGGCGGCGGCAGACGGGTATTGCATTTAAAAATCCTGGGTTTTTTATAAAACTAGCCGGATAACGCTGTGCCCGCCAGCGGCACAACCAGCCTTCGCTGCCACCGGCGCGCGCGTGCGGCAGACTCGGCATGCAACCTCACTCCGGAGAACAGCATGCCTGCCGATTATCACCACGGAGTCCGTGTCTTTGAAGTCAATGAAGGCACGCGCACCATTCGCACCGTTTCCACCGCCGTCGTCGGCCTGGTGGGCGTCGCCGACGACGCCGACGCCGCCTTCTTCCCCGAAGACACGCCGGTTTTGATCACCGACATCCAGGCCGCCATCGGTCGGGCCGGCGTCAAGGGCACGCTCGCCGCATCGCTGGACGCCATCGCCGACCAGGCCAAGCCGCTGGTCATCGCCGTGCGCGCCAAGCAAGGCAAGGACGAAGCCGTCACCACCAGCAACCTGATAGGAACCACTACCGCCGAAGGCAAGCTCACCGGCATGAAAGCGTTGATGTCGGCACAGACCCGCTTCGGCATCAAGCCGCGCATCCTGGGCGTGCCTGGGCTGGACAATCTGCCGGTGGCCACCGAGCTCGCCGGCATCGCCAAGAAACTGCGCGGCTTCGCCTACCTGTCCGCCTGGAACTGCATGACCAAGGAAGACGCGGCGGCGTATCGGCAAAACTTCGGCCAGCGCGAAGCCATGGTGATCTGGCCGGACTTCGTCAACTGGGATACCGCCGCCAACAAGGAAACCATCGCCTTCGCCACCGCTCGCGCGCTGGGCCTGCGCGCCTATCTGGATCAAACCGTCGGCTGGCACAAGACGCTGTCCAACGAGCCGGTGGAAGGCGTACAGGGCATCAACCGCGACGTGTACTGGGATCTGCAAGAACCAGACACCGATGCCGGCTTCCTCAACGCGGCCGGCGTCACCACCTTGATCCGGCGCGATGGGTTCCGATTTTGGGGCAGCCATACCTGCAGCGCTGATCCACTGTTTCAGTTCGAAAGCGCAACCCGCACCGCCCAGGTGCTGGCCGACACCATGGCGGACGCGCACTTCTGGGCAGTCGACAAGCCCATGCACCCGACTCTGGTGCGCGACATCCTGGAAGGCCTGAACGCCAAGGGCCGCGAGATGGTCAGCAACGGCTACCTGCTCGGCTACCGCGCCTGGTACGACGAATCCATCAACACGCCCGACGTCCTGAAAGCCGGCAAGCTGTACATCGACTACGAATACACCCCGGTGCCCCCGCTCGAAAACCTCATGCTGCGCCAGCGCATCACCGACCGTTTCCTGCTCGACTTCGCCGCCAAGATCCAGGCCTAACCCGAAAGGAAAACCATGGCACTCCCCCGCACCCTCCGGCTCTTCAACGTCTTCGTCGACGGCGTCAGCTATATCGACCAGGCGCTGGAGATCAAGCTGCCCACCATCGCGATGAAGACCGAGTCCTTCAGCGGCGGCGGCATGATCGGCTCGGTCAAGCTGCTGAAGATGCTGGAAGACATCCAGATCGAACACTCCTACAACGGCCCTCGCCAGGAAATCGTCGCCACCTTCGGCGCGGAAAAACACGACGCCGCCATGCTGCGCTTCGCCGGCTCCTACAGCGAAGAAGGCTCAGGTACCGACCAGGCGGTCGAGATCGTCGTCCGCGGCCGGCATAACGAGTTCGACCAGGGCAGCGCCAAAACTGGCGAGAACGGCGACTGGAAGGTGAAGACCGACTGCACCTACTACAAGCAGACCATCGACGGCCAGGTCTGGCTGGAGCTGGACGTCGTCAACAAGATCTTCGTTGTCATGGGCGTGGACCGCCTCGCCGCCCACCGCCGCAACATCGGCCTGTAATCCGGCGCCGGCCTGGCCGGCGGCCGCAACCACCAAGGACACCTTATGACCACCATCCAGCTCGACACCCCCTTCAAGCGCGGCGACGCCGACATCGCCGAGATCACCCTGCGCAAGCCCGCCGCTGGCGAACTGCGCGGCTGCAATCTGACCGACCTGCTGCAAATGGACGTCATCGCCCTGCAGCGCGTGCTGCCGCGCATCTCCACCCCCACGCTGACCGAGCAGGACGTCAGCCGCCTGGACCCGGCGGACTTGCTGCAGCTCGGCACCGCGGTGGCCGGTTTTTTGCTGCCGAAGGACAAGCAGCTGGCCGCCTCCCAGTCCGTGTAGAAGAGCCGATGGCAGACATCGCGGCAGTGTTCCACTGGCCGCCGCCGGCGATGGACGCCTTCACCCTGGCTGAACTGATGGAATGGCGCGAGCGCGCCCGGCAACGCAGCGGAGCAAACGACGAATGAGCGGCATACGCAACCTGAAGCTGGAAGTGATCCTGTCGGCGATCGACAAGGCCACGCGGCCGATCAAGACCGTGATGGGCAGCTCGCAGGGGCTGTCCAGGCAGCTGAAGGAAACCAAAGACCGTCTCAAAGAGCTCAACCAGGCGCAAGCCGGCGTGGCCGCCTTCCGCCAGTTAACCAAGGACGCCAAGGAAACCGGCGACAAGCTGGCCGGCGCGCGCCAGAAGCTCAAGCAGATGCAGGAGCAGATGGCCGCGCTCGGCCCGCCCACCGAGGCGATGACGCGCAAGCTCAAGAGCGCCGAGATCGCCGTCGAAAAGCTCACCCTGGCCAATCGCAAGAAGATCGACGCCGCCAAGCAGGCCAAGGCCGCGCTCGAGACCAACGGCGTCAGCGTGGCCCGGCTGGGCCAGCATGAGCGGGAGCTCGCCGGCCGGATCGGCGACGCCACCGCGGCGATGCGCCGGCAGGAGGACGCGCTCAAGAAGCTCAGCGACCGGCAAAACCGCCGACGCGCCGCGCGCAGCGGCTACGAACAGTCACTGGAAAACCGCGATCGCGTCGCAGGTGCCGGCGCGGCCGCCACCGCGGCCGGCACCGCCGTCGGGCTGCCCGTGGTCAAAATGGTCCGTGACTACAGCAGCTTCGAAGACGCCATGCTCGGCGTCGCCCGCCAGGTAGACGGCGCGCGCGACGCCAACGGCAAGCTCACCCGCACCTACTTTGAGATGGGTGATGCCATCAAGGCCATGTCCACCCAGATCCCAATGGCCACCACCGAGCTGGCGGCGCTGGTGGAAGGCGGCGCGCGCATGGGCGTGCAAGGCAAAGACAATCTGTTGGCTTTCGCCAAAACGGCCGCCACCGCCGCCATCGCGTTCGACCTGCCGGCCGACCAAATCGGCGAGAGCATGGGCAAGATCGCCAACCTCTACAAAGTGCCGATCAAAAACATCAGCCAGCTCGGCGACGTCATCAATTACCTGGACGACAACGCGCAGTCCAAGGGCGCCGACATCATCAACGTAATGCAGCGCATCGCCGGCATCACCACTCAAGTGGGCATGAGCTACCAGGAAGCGGCGGCGCTAGGCTCCACCTTCCTGTCGCTCGGCGCGTCGGCGGAGGTCGCCGCTACCGCAACCAACGCGATGATCCGAGAATTGGCCAATGCCGCCCAGCAGCCCGCGCGCTTCCAAAAAGGACTCAAAGCGATCGGGCTGGACGCCAAGTCCGTGCAGAAGGGCATGGCCACCGATGCCACTGCCACCATCCAGCAGGTTCTCGCGGCGGTCAACAAGCTGCCAAAGGACAAACAGATCGGCGTGACCACCGAGCTGTTCGGCAAGGAGTATGGCGACGACGCCGCCAAACTGGCCGGCAACCTGCAGGAATACCGCCGTCAACTGCAGCTGACCAAAGACACGAAAGCGACGGGGTCAATGGACCGCGAAGGCGCGGCCCGCAAGGATACGCTGTCCGCGCAATGGCAGATAAGCCAGAACAAGCTGTTCAATCAATCCGCCGCGCTGGGTGAAACCCTGCGGCCTGCGCTGATGGAGGCCATGCAGCTGTTCGGCCAGGTGGTCGACAAAGTCGCGGCCTGGACCAAGGCCAACCCGGAGTTGACGGCCACCCTGGTCAAGATCGCCGCCACGGTTGGCTTGGCGCTGGCGGCGGCCGGCAGCCTGCTGTTGCTGCTCGCAGGCTTTCTCGGCCCGCTCGCCGCCATCCAGTTCGGGCTGGCCACGCTCGGCATCAACCTGACCAGCGGCATCGGCATCCTCGGCCGCCTGGGCGGTGCGCTGAGCATGATAGGCAAGGTGATGATGTGGCTGGGGCGCGTGTTTCTGATGAATCCAATCGGCCTGGTCGTGGCCGCCATCGCCGCGGCGGCCTACCTGATCTGGCGCAACTGGGACTGGATAGGCCCCAAGATGGCCGCGCTCTGGGAAGGCATCAAGCGCGTCATCGGCGCCGTCTGCGGCTGGATCATGGACTACCTGATGAACTGGACCATCGTCGGCTTCGTCGTTGAGCACTGGGAAGATATCAAGGCCATCACCCTGGCGGTCTGGACGCGGATCAAGGACAGCGTCGCCGCCGTCGCCCAGGGCATTGTCGATTTCTTCATGAACTGGACTATCGTCGGCATCATCGTCAGCCACTGGGACGCCATCAGCGCCGGGGCCAGCGCGGCGTGGGAGTGGATCAAGAACATCGCCGTTAGCGCCGGCGCGGGCATCGCCGACTTCTTCATGAACTGGACGCTGCTCGGCCTGGTGGTCAAGCATTGGGACAGCATCACCGGCTTCCTCGGCGGCCTGGCCGCCAAGTTCATGACCATTGGCTCACAGATCATGCAGGGGCTGATCAACGGCTTTCTGGGCGGGCTCGCCACGCTCAAGAATGCCGTCAACGGCGTTGGGGAAAGCGCCATCGGCTGGTTCAAGGAAAAACTGGGCATCCACAGCCCAAGCCGCGTGTTCGCCGAACTGGGCGGCTACACCATGGCCGGCCTGCAGCAAGGCATCGCTAATAACCAGGTTGGGCCGCTGGACGCAGTCGCCGGCATGAGCAAACGGCTGGCAGCCGCCGGCGCGGGCCTGGCCTTGTCGGCTGGCGGGGGTATCGCCGGCGCGGTGGCGATAGACCGGCGCGCTCCCATCACTGCCCTGCCCTCAACCCCCGCGGCCAGCCCGGCGCCGCAATACCACATTGCCATCTACGCCGCCCCAGGCATGAATGAACAACAGCTGGCGCAGATGGTGGCGCGCGAGCTGGACCGCAGAGAACGGCAACAAGCCGCCCGCGGCCGCAGCCGCCTCATCGATAAGGACTGAGCCATGCTCGGATTGCCCATGATGGCCCTTGGCCTATTCGTGTTCATGCTTGACACCGTGCCCTACCAGCAGCTGCAGCAGCAACTGAAGTGGCGGCTGCCAAGCAACAGCCGCGTCGGCCAACGCCCCGCTTATCAATTTGCCGGTCCGGACGAGGAAACCATCACGCTGACCGGCGTGCTGATGCCGGAGATCACCGGCGGAGACACCACGCTAGCCTTGCTGCGGCTGATGGCGGATCAAGGCAAATCCTGGCCACTGATCGAAGGAACCGGCAACATCTACGGTTTCTATGCCGTGGAAAGCATAGACACCACCCGCGGCGACTTCTTCAGCGACGGCAAGGCGCGGCGCATCGAATTCACCATCGCGCTCAAGCGAACCGACAGCAGCCTGATCGACACCCTCGGCGCCATCACCCACGGCGTGTTGGAACTCATCCAATGAGCGCGCTGGAGAGTTTTGAGAACGCCTCGACGGCGGCGTACCGCACCGCGGCCGGCGGCGTGAGCCAGCTGGCTGATAGCCTGACAGACGCGGCCGGACTGCCGGCATTGCAGACGCCGGCCTTCCTGCTTAGCGTGGATGGCAAAAACATCACCGGCCAGTTGCAGAACCGCCTGATCTGCCTGACCCTCACCGACAACAAAGGCTTCGAAGCCGATCAGCTGGAGTTGGAGCTGGACGACGCCGACGGCAAGCTCGAGATCCCGCCGCGCGGCGCCAAGCTGCGACTCGCCATCGGTTGGAAAGGCTCGCCGCTGATCGACAAAGGCAGCTACACCGTAGACGAAGTGCGTCACGTCGGCGCGCCGGACCGGCTGACGCTGCGCGCCCGCGCCATGGACCTGCGCGCCGGGCTTACCACCAAGAAGGAACGCAGCTGGCACAAAACCACCCTCGGCCAGCTGGTGGAGGCCATCGCCAAGGCCAACGGACTCAAGCCGGCCGTGCCGGCCTGGCTGGCCCGGCAACCGGTAGAACACATCGACCAGACCAACGAAAGCGACGCCAACCTGCTGACGCGGCTGGCGCGCCAGCACGACGCGGTGGCCACGGTGAAGAACGGGAGATTGATTTTCTGCAAGGCCGGGGAAGCCGAGTCAGTGACCGGCAAGCCCTTTCCCACCGCGCGGATCCAGCGCGCCAGCGGCGACAGCCACGACTTCGGCGCAGCGGACCGGGACGCCTACACCGCCGTCAAAGCCTGCTGGCACAATCTGGACCGCGGCATGCAGGGCGAAGTGATCGTCAACGCCGACACCAAGTTCGAACGCCGCGCCGGCGTCACCAAGCGCGGCCGCAAGACCAAGCGCAAACACCTCACCGCCACGCAGCAAAAGGCGATCGAGCCCAGCGCCGCCAACATCAAGACGCTGCGCCACATCTACGCCACCGAGGCCAGCGCGCTGCAGGGCGCCAAGGCTGCATGGGAAAAGATCCAGCGCGGCGTGGCGGAATTCAGCATCCAGCTGGCCACCGGCCGGCCCGAGCTGTTCCCGGAGCTGCCGGCCAAGGTGTCCGGCTTCAAGCCCATCATCGACGCCTGTGACTGGATCATCAGCAAGGTGACTCATCGGATCAGCGACGGCGGCTATACCTCCGCGCTGGAAATGGAGGTGCGGCTGGAGGATGTGGAGTAGTTATTATAAAAAGCAAGGAAACATATAATCTGTGCTTAGAGATTAGATCATCTTGCAATGTTAATTTAAATTGCTGTTATGAGAATTTTGAGTAAAGCCACTCACGAACTATTTCAGACCCAAACTTCTCCCGGAGCGCTTCTCTAGCGAGACCCGCATGCGAAAAAAACACCCCGCGATTAATACGATCTTGCGTGCTCTCTCCCTCTCGATCTATATAATGAAAATGTGGGGAGGACTGCCTTTTTGTCACTTCCTCTCTTTCATGCTGCATTATATTCATGCATGCTTTCTTGAAGAAGGTTGATTAAATTTTTTCTGGATTTTATTTCAAATTGTTGAAGGTCAACGAGCAGGCTAAAGTAATCCTCTGCTCCAGTATCTTTATTCCCTGGGGGCAGCAACTCATCTAAAATCATCTCGACAAGGGTCACGTTCAATTCATCATCATCCGCTGCTTGAGTATCTTGAGCCTCACGGTATTCTTTCAGATTATCTAATACACGAATGAATTCCAGGTCAACTGTCTCAAGCAGCGCAGATACTCGATAGATCGAGCGACGTAGTGGTGCTGGGACACTTTGTTCATGTTTGTACTGCAGCTTGTGTGAAGCCGCTGCCCAAATATGTTGTGCCAATGTACGTACTTGAAGCTCGATTTTTTGCCCAGTAAGCCCATTTAGGCTGGGGACGCCATTCCATCCTTCAGGCATGGTAAGTATGTAGTGGCGAGAATGGTATCCAAATTGTGCGTCATCCAGCCGGTCTGAAGTATTTTCCTCTGACATTACATTGAATATCTCCTTGATTTTTCCGTGAAATGGATCAAGGTCTCGCTGAAAGAGAAAGATCACGCGAAGCCCAAGCAAATCTTCAACTTCTTCGAGCTCCTTTGGCGTCATTCCTTTTCTCTCAAGCTTCTCTTCGATGGATTCCCAGGTTTTTACCCGGCTCTCAATGGGAACGCCAAGAGTAAGGTCGCAGTCCCTAACAAGCGCATCCAGTTGCTGGATCATTGCTTCTTTCAAGCGATTGAGCTTAGGGACTAAGTCCTGATGATCCAACTTAAGCGAACTTTCACGCGTCATTTAGTATATCCAACATGAAATATGCCTCGAATCTGAGGCGTAAGTTAATTTATTCCCTTGAAAGAACATGAGCATATCTCACTTCGCAGTGAGAGCTCGAGGCTGGCCCTACCAATATCAAGGCGCTACGCCACCGAGGCCAGCGCGCTGCAGGGCACCAAGGCAACATGGGAGAAGATCCAGCGCGGCGTAGCGGAGTTCAGCATCCAGCTGGCCACCGGCCGGCCCGAGTTGTTCCCGGAGCTGCCGGCCAAGGTGTCGAGCTTCAAGCCCATCATCGATGCCTGCGATTGGATCGGCAGCGAGGTGACCCGCCGGGTCCGCGACGGTGGCTATACCACCGCGCTGGAAATGGAGGTGAGGCTAGAGGATGTGCCAGGGTGAACAGTGTCAGTTGGCCGAGCTTTGTCTTGTCCCAGGTAGATCGCTATGTCGAGCGCCACTACGACATCCGATTCGGTTTTCTCACCCGAACGGGGTTAGAGCTAATCAACAAGGAAAAACAGGTCGAAATTTCCTGACATTCCCTCCTTTACCCTTGGTAGAAAAAACGTCCCACTTGGGGCGTTTTTTAATTTAACATTGCAATTATCCAGTGATATTTACAGAGTTGACCCATGAATGAAATTCATATAAGCAATGCTAATATATCAAAAATAATTCAAGAGATACGTGAAATCTCATTGTCTTCAAACGTATGGTTTAGAGGGCAGCCTTCGTATAAATATAATTTACAGCCTGCATTATTTCGGGGGCCTGATTTTTACTCGGAACATGACATGCTTATGGAGTTCATAAGGAGTCAACCCGACCATGCCCAAACACACAAAACAGTGTTTGAGTGGCTAACATTAATGCAGCATTATGGTCTTCCGACCAGATTGCTTGATTGGACAAGTAATTTGCTCGTCGCGCTCTACTTCTGCTGTACTTCAAATGAAAATGAAAAAGACGACTCTGGAGCCTTGTTTGTGATCAATCCTGATCATTTGCCACACAGCGTAGAGTCAGCTGAGTTTGTCGAATTGCTAATAGAAAGTAAAGTTGAATATGAGGCGATAGGGAGAATATTAAAAACAAAATATATAGAGTCTAACATTTTTATTCCTTCAGATACCCACTATGGGAAATTAATATTAAACGAAACACCAATAGATAGATTTAGAGAGGAGAGATCTGAAAAGATATCAAGAGCGTTGTCGCGGCGCGAGTCATTGATTGGCTACAACATAGAAAAAATAGAGTACGGAATTTTTCCACATGGCTCTAGGGAAAATTATGATGGTGCACATCATATATCTTCTTTTTTAAGAGGGGTAATGCAATATAAGCCGCCTCATTTGAATCCACGCATAAGGCAGCAGCATGGATTTTTTACTTTGCATGGGGGTAAGATAATGGATGGTAGAACATTTATAGTGCCGCCAGATTTGGAAGATTTGCTCGGAAGTAAATGTATTAAGATCAAAATTAATCCGAATGATAAAATCAAGATATTAGATGAGTTAAAATTTTCTGGAATTGCAGAGCATACTCTATTTCCAGAAATTGAAAAGCAAGCCCAGTATATAAAGAGGAAATGTAAATCTGATACAACTCCCAAGGGAATGTATTACTTATAAAGTAACTCTTAGCGCGCAGCTATAATTAATTATTATCCTGACAGTGTTTTTAGACGCCCGTACTACCACGTGCGGCCTATTTATTTAGTCTTGTGTGAGGTCTAATCTTCTGTGCGGAGTGAGTACTCATTGCTACCTAAATAAAAAGCACCTCTAATTGAGGTGCTTTTCCTAGGTCAATAAAAATCTATATGCTATGCAGCGCTTTCTCGTACTCAGCTGCTTGAGTAGGCGTCAATGCTTTGTCCAGGCGAATCAGTACCAAGCCATTGTGGTACTGGTACTGCGCCATCATCGGCATGGTCTTGCCGATCCTCTCCACGTACTCCTTGCGCGCCTTCAGGTCGTCTTCGCTCTTGAAGATCTCCACCGTGCCGCCGGCCATGTCTTCCTGCGGCTGCGACAGGCGGCCATCTGCCCAGTTAGCCTTGGCGACATACTGATTCGGGCGCCCTAGCAGCTTGTTGCTGTCTGTCTCTGCGGTGTACACCACTTCTTTGGCGATTGGGATTCCGGCCTTCTTGAGAGCGGACAGAACGGTCTCAGGCTTCACCTCTTGCTTGACGCTCTCGCTGCAACTGGTCAGCAGGAAAACGCTCACCATTACTGTGGCAAACAAACTCTTCATGGCATTCTCTCTTTGCTCAGGAAAAAAATGAACATATCATGCCATTCGACGGTGTTTGTGAGGCTACTGGACCGAGGTAGAGGTCAGAGCTATACCACTGGCTTAGCTATCGAGTTTTGAGAAGAAGAAATACCTGACTAGAGGACTGATTAATATCTTGGACGGCGTCTAGCTAGTTTTTTCTTTTTCTTCTCAGTATCTATAGATATGCTTTTCAGACCAACAACAATCATAACCGCTGAATAAATATTGTACATAAAAGATTTAAGCATCATGAGTGATAAAATAAAAGCAGAAACATTAATAGCATCCAATGCAGACCACAAATAGATATTGCCAAAGTTCTTAATAAGAAATCCAGAGAAGCCCCAGTCTCGTAATAGTAGAACTAGAAGTAAGGAGAAGGTACTGCCGATCAAGAAAATTATGATTGTTTTGAAAAAGCTAGCATGTATATACCTTAGCATGGACATGCCATTAATTGGCGACTCTGTTGATGCAAGGCTTACGCTCATTTCGGCACTGGTTACTGTTGCAAAAATAGTATAGCCTGCTACCAAAAATGCTAAAATGGTGTAGTACCATCCAATTAGATTGTTGGAGAATGAGGCGATGTCAGTAAATTTTATTTCTTTGCAATCAAGCCCGAAGCTGTTAAAAAGAAATAATATGATCAGTACAATAGCTGGTATCAAGATATTTTCCATGTTAAATGGAATGCTGAATACCAGCCTACATAGTCCCCAGAAACTATTTTCTTTCTGAACTTCTTGAACAACATCAATCTCTTCTTCCACGACTTCTCCCTTACCTCATATATCTCTCAAATATTCTGGTAAGCTTTCCAATGATAACTCCACCGACCCCAGCACCAACCATCTCCGGCTCAGCAACCCGACCGTGTTGTTTTAATGCAGTATACTCTTGAGATGCTTGTCTCGCCATTTGTGTCAAGCTTGCATTTGCATTAATCAAAGGGACCGATATAGCTATTTTATCCATTTCGGCATTGTCGTCCAAGTTGATCTGGTTGCTATATTGAACATTTGCGGTACCGACTTGTCCTTTTACCGTATAAAGTGTATTTTGATCTTGCACGGCTTCTATTACAGATTCAGCTGCTTCGGCTATGTCAAAGGTGTTTTCAGAATCACTATATTTCAGTATTGCATTTTTTGGATTTCCAAGCTTAACCTTTTTCTTTCTTACCGCATCTAATACACTTCCAGGAGGAACTTCATCATTAGTTCTGACAACTTCAAAAACCAATGATGAAATTGAGCCCATTTCAAGAATAGCATCTCGGATGTTGCGCTCATCAACAAGTGGAACTATGTCAATGGTTGGCATAGGGTTGAGATGGGTGAAATTTTCTCGTAGCTCTACCCATTGAGACCTTGGCCGCCCTCTACGAACAAGAGCCCGCTGTTCTTTTAGCCAAAGTCTATAAATCTTCTTTACAAAATACTCTAGCGTTGATCGAAATAATTTCAAGCTTGGCGAGCCAGCATGCTCTTGTACATATGCCATTCTATGGTTATGCAAAAATAAGGCAAACATAGATGAAGGAGAACTGTGGAGCGTATCGTCTACTTCCTTTAATGCCCCATTTTCAAATCGCTGCTCTGCTTTCAAATGGGCATCTCGTATAATTCTTCCGACTATAGCCAGTCCAGACAAGTCACCATCATCTCTTAAATTGACAAGCTTAACCCCATGAAAAACAAAAGTAGTTGAGCCGTATGTTCTCTCAAGTGCCTCACCAAAGAATGCAGGGTATATGATGTGATCAAACATATCTAGCATAGTGTTATCGCCAGAACGGCAAACAAGATTTGCAAAGTTAATTTTCTTATGTCGCATGCAGAAGGCTCCAACTATATCAATAAGAGAAAAAGAAACGCATAGCCTTTAAATGCTATTCAATATTCTATTTTTTTGCTCACTAAACTCTAGGTCTGTAATTAGCCCTTTGTCTTTCATTTTTTGGAGTTTTTCAAGACGATTAACAGGGTCTTCTGTAATGGCAGATTGTTGGCTTTTCGAGGGATGGGAGCTAATCATCCTCTCTGACTTCGCATGTAGTGCATCTCGAACTTTGTTCACAAATGGAATTACAGTTTTCTTTGGAACATTGTCGATGACGCGTTGAGCTGCGCCGTCCTCAATCATGATCTTACCGAATAAAATGCCAGTTTTGCCGGAGACTGAATTGACTTTGCCGAGCTCGATGGAGGTTTGCTTGAGCCCGAAAATCATGCCTTTGTCTAGAAAGATGATTCGACGGTCGGTCAGGGTGATCAGCCAAGTATTGGAATCCATGAGACCCGACGCAAACGCCAGTACCTGTTCACCGTCGGCGAGTACCTCGGGGAGATGGTTCAGCTCTTTCTTGGTGAAGAATTGATCATCTCCAATCTCGCGCGCTATGCGGTTGTACTCTAGCTTACGGTCTTCATCTGAAGCATTTTTGAAGTCAAAAGCCATGTGGCCTCCTGAGCAATGTGCATGTTGTTCTTGGACTGGGTGGCCGCCTGAGCAATAGGTGGCATCAGCTCGAGATTATGCAATTTTCATGCTGAGTGTGCCAGGGTATCGAGTGCATTAGGTGCAAGCTTTATCTACCCGCAGATTTCGTTAGCACCAATAAAAAAACGCCCTTTCGGGCGTTTGTTCATTTCTCTCTCAGGGCGCTTGCGTACGATCGGTAGAACCCCAAGACGGCTGAGCGGAGCTCGTCGGGGCTGTCCCGCCAGTGGCCGAGCAGCATCATTTCGTCTGGAGACAACCTGTCTTCGATGGCCTGGCCGGTGATCACATACAAGACATCAACACTGTGCTGTGCCAGAAGCGCCAACGCCTCAGCGTTTGGCGCACTGCGGCCGTCCTCATAGGACCGGTAAGCGCTAAATGACACGCCAGCTTTCCCAGCGGCCTCCATCTGAGACCAGCCGAAACGGTGGCGTTCGCGCGACAGTCGATCACCAATTGCCTTTTTTTGATCAATTTCCATTGCTTAGTGTCTTTTTTTAGACAACAATCCGATTGTGCAACTAACCATTCCGCAATCATAACACCGACATGACTACGCCCAAGCGCCGAGCCCCTCAAGGCATGCAGTCCGACAAGCCAGTCCCTGTCCGTTTCTCCACCGAGGAGAAGGAGGAGTTGGCCGAGATTGCCGATCTGGAAAACCGTTCCAACGCCAGCATGGTCCGCATCATCTACTTGATGGGCTTGCCCCATTTCAAGGCCGCGCGCGGTCTCAAGTCACGATAGACCGTGGTTGTCCGAACAAGTACCACAAACGCAAAGGAATAGATTGTGGACAGCCTGAAGGGTAGCTACCAGATGATGTGCCGGGCCATGAATGGCGGCTGGGCCGCCATGGCGCAGGCGCTGGGCGCGTCGGTCACCAGCCTGCAAAACAGCGCGTACTGCCGCAAAGGGCAGCAGATGACGGTGAAGCGCGCCATGGCGATGCAGGCGGCCAGCCGCACCCGCTATTTCGTGGAGGCGGTGGCGAGGGAGAGCGGGGGCGTGTTCATTGAGCTGCCGCCGGCCGCGGAGTTCGGCAATGCCGACATCCAGGAGAAGTATGTCGAGCTGCTGGAGCTGGTGGGCAGCCTGGCGCGCACCTACCGCGAGGCCACCAGGGACAACGAGGTGGACCGCTACGAGCGCCGCGATCTGAAAGCGCTGGAATACCAGATTTGCCAGCTGGTCACCCAAATCAACCAGATGACCTTCCTCATCTACTGCAAGCAGGAGTCCTAACCATGGCAGCCAAGTGCGCTCATTGCGGTTCCGTCGCCTACACCCGCTCCAGCCGCCATCTGTCGCTGGTCACCCAGGAAGAGTACTTCCAGTGCAGCAATATCGCGTGCGGCCACACCTTCACCGCCATCCGCGAGCACCGCGAGACGCTGTCCCCCTCCGCCATGCCCAATCCGCAGGTGCGGTTGCCGCAGGCCAGCCGGGCCAAGCTGGCCGCGGTGAGGATGGCGCTGAACAAGCAGCTGGATGAAAACCAGCTGCCGCTCAGCCTAGACAGCCAGTAAGCCCTTAATCACCCGAAACACCCCGCGCCGTCGCGCCCTGCCACAGGGCTGCGAGGGACGAGTCTTGCCTACGGAAACGCAATATGGACGCCCACCTTCACCAACAGATTCACGAACGGTTCGACCGGGAGTTCCGCTTCAAGAAGGAGCAGAGCGGCTGGTTGCGCCAGGGCGTGTGCCCCGGCTGCGGCAAGAAGGAGCTGTACGTCAACGCTGAACACCCGTGGGTAGTGCGCTGCGGCCGGCTGAACCATTGCGGCTACGAGACTCATGTCCGCGACCTGTACAGCGACCTGTTCGAGGAGTGGAGCGAGCGCTTTCCCAAGCAGCCGGACAACCCCAACGCCACGGCGGACGCCTACCTGCAGCACGACCGCGGCTTCAGCCTGGACAAGATCCGCGGCTGGTATAGCCAGGAAAGCTACTGGAGCCCGGAGCTGAAAATCGGCTCCGCCACCGTGCGCTTCGCGCTGCCGGGCATCGGTTACTGGGAGCGCATCATCGACCGGCCGCACCGCTTCGGCCGCCGCAAGGCTTCCTTCCAGGGCAACTACGGCGGCGCCATCTGGCAGGCGCCGGGCCAGAGCTTCACCGGCGTGGAGGAGATCTGGATCGTTGAGGGCATCTTCAAGGCCATCGGCCTGCTGCATCACGACATCACCGCGGTGTCGGCGCTGTCCACCACCAATTACCCGCACCTGTTCCTGGCCGGCCTGGCCGAGCTGTGCGACGCCGCCGGCCGCGATCGCCCGGCACTGGTTTGGGCGTTTGACGACGACCCCGCCGGCCGCAAGGCCATCCGCGCCTTCGTCAAACGCGCCCGCGAAGACGGCTGGACTTGCAGCGCGGCGCTGTCGCCGGCCATCGGCAAGGCCAAGCGGGATTGGGACGATCTGCACCGCATCGGCGCGCTCACGCCGCAAAACATCAAGGACTACCGCCATCACGGCGCGCTGCTGATCGCCGGCAGCGCCGGGGAGAAGGCCGCGCTGATGTACATGAAGCACGGCCTGCAAACCTTCCCGTTCGACTTCGACCGCCGGCTGTACTGGTTCAAGCTGGATATGGAGAAGTTCGGCGCCGAGCTGGACGCGCTGATGGAGAAGCACCCGGACGCGTCCGAGGAAGAACTGCGCGGCCAGGCGCTGGAGCGGTCCCACAGCGTGCAGGAGATCGCCAACTGCCTGCCCGCGCCGCTGTACAACCTGCGCAGCGAAGTCACCGACGAGAGCTGGTACTACTTCCGCATCGATTTCCCGCACGGCGGCCCTTCGGTCAAGGGCACCTTCACCGCCGGCCAGATCACGTCCGACAGCGAGTTCAAGAAGCGGCTGCTGCACCTGGGCGCCGGCGCGTACTGGTTCGGCAACAAGCACCAGCTGGACAAGCTGGCCAGCCGCTGGACCTACAACATCAAAACCGTCCAGACCATCGACTACCTGGGCTACAGCATCGAGCACGGCTGCTACGTGTGGAACGAGGTGGCGGCCAAGGGCGGCCAGTTCTGCGCGATCAACGAAGAGGACTACTTCGACCTGGACAAGCTTTCCATCAAGAGCCTGTTCAAGTCCATCCGGCTGGAGGTGAACACCGACCTGAAGGCCTACCGCGAAGACTGGTTCTCCAAGCTTTACCTGTGCTTCGGCGCCCGCGGCGTGGTGGCGCTGGCCGCCTGGTTCGGCAGCCTGTTCGCCGAGCAGATCCGCGCGCAGTTCGAGAGCTTCCCCTTCATCGAGATCGTCGGCGAGCCCGGGGCCGGCAAGACCACGCTGATCGAGACGCTGTGGAAGCTGGTGGGCCGCAATGGGCATGAGGGCGACGACCCGATGAAGGGCTCGATGGTGGGCCTGATGCGCACCATGGCGCAGGTTTCCAATTTGCCGGTGGTGCTGATCGAGTCCGACCGCAGCGACGAGGGTGCCGACAGCAGCCGCGGCCGGCCGCGCGCGGCCTTCCATTGGGATGCCTTCAAGAGCCTGTTCAACGGCGGCAGCCTGCGCACCACCGGCGTCAAATCGTCCGGCCTGGACACCTACACTCCGCAGTTCCGCGCCGCGCTGTTCATCAGCCAGAACGCGGCCGTGCAGGCCTCCGCGCCGATCATGGAGCGGATCGTCCATATCTGGTTCGACAAGGCACGGCAGAGCACGGAGGGCCGGGAGGCGGCGCTGGCGCTGGGCCGCATGGCCGCGGCAGACCTGAGCGGCTTCATGGTGAAGGCCATCCAGCAGGAGCAAACCGTGCTGGCGCTGATGGAGGAGCGCCAACGCAAGTACGAGCTGGTCATCCAGAACGCCGGCGTCAAGAACCTGCGGGTGCAGAAGAACCATGCCCAGCTGATCGTGATGGTGGACTGTCTGTCCGCCGCCTGCGCCATTACGCCGGAGCAGCAGCAGGAGGCGAAGGAGCTGCTGCTCGAGCTCGCCATCCAGCGCGAGACAACCCTGGCCGCCGACCACGCCGTCGTCCAGCAGTTCTGGGAGATCTACGACTACCTGGAAAACGACGAGGACGGCTGCTCGCAAGTGCTCAACCACAGCCGCGACAGCGGGCTCATCGCCATCAACCTGAACCACTTCATCGAGGTGGCCAGCGACCGGCGCCAGACCCTGCCGGACATCGGCGAGCTGAAGAAGCTGCTGCCCACCAGCCGCCGCCACAAATTCATCGAAGCGAACAAGACCGTGAACAGCGCCATCAACGCGCAGTTCAATGCGCGCTCCAGCGGCCAAAAGCGCGCCAGCACCGTGAAGTGCTGGGTATTCGAGGCCAAACGCAATGCCTGACACCCGGAAAGGAGCAAGACCATGCAGTCTCAATTCCATCGTCTGATCGCCGCGGCCGACGCCGTGCTGGGGCAAGTCCAGAACGGCGAACTGTTCTGCCACGGCGAGCCGTACATCAGCCGCAACAGCGTCATCCTCGATGAGCTGGAGTCCGCCACGGAGGAAGCGCGGCGGCTACAAGCGCTGGACCAGGGAGAAGCCGCATGAACCTGTCCCAGCTCGATTACCTGGACCAGATCACCTCCGACGCGCTGAACCAGATCGACAGCCGCGTCGGCCAGCTGTCTACCGGCGAGCGCCTGTACGTGGCGCTCGCCGCCAACCGCCTGGACCTGATGCCGGGCTACACCATCCCGCAAGCGCTGGCTCGCCTTGGCGACGACGATGTCGCCGAGCTGATCGCCCGCTGGCAATACGCATAAGGACGCCAAGATGAACCTCTACACCCACGCCGCGCTGGAAATCATGCAGGAGTGCCACGGCCATCTGCGCAAGCTGGAGCATGCCGTTCCCGCCATCAGCCAGGCCGAACAGCTGGCCGCGGCCCTGACCGGTGCCGGCGTCCAAACCGAGGCGCGCTATGGTCTGAGCGCCGGCGTGCACCTGAAGGCGGTGATCAAGCGCTATCACCGAATGGCCGCCATCCGCGTGCTGCACGCCAAGGCGACCGACACCGGCCGCGTCGTCGTCAACGAGAACAACACCCGCTTCATCTTGATCCCCGCCAGCCACGCGGACACGAACACCCAGACCATCGAACTGACCTTTGAGGAGATCTGACATGCACGCTGCCATCACCCACACCCCGCGCGAGATCCGCCGCAAGCTTGGCCTCAATCAGCAAGAGTTCTGGAGCCGCCTGGGCGTGACCCAGTCCGGCGGCAGCCGCTACGAATCCGGCCGCAGCATGCCGAAGCCGGTGCGCGAGCTGCTGCGCCTGGTGCACATCGAACAGATCGACCTCTCCACGGTGCGCCGCGAAGACTTCGAAATCGCGGCCTATCTCAAGAGCGCGCATCCGGATCTGTACCTGAGCCTGAAAAGGGCCATGGTCGGCCAACAAGAGAAAGGCGAATCATGAAGCTGTCCATGAGCGCGGAGGGTTTCTGCCTACCGGAGCGACAACTCCCAGAACTAACTCGACTACCCAAAAAGCGGGTTCGCCTGTTGGTGGTAAACGCAGCACCGTCTCTGCGCTACGTTTCCAAGGTGGAGATTTCTGGACGGAAGTATTGGGCAGATCACTCCACCGGCACGTTATATCGCCAGGACAATGGCCGCTGCGTGGGCAGCAGCAGGCTGCAACTGGACTTGTCGTCTCTGCAGTAGTGCGACAGGCCGGGATGATCATGTTTCTGACCGAGATTGAAATCCAACGGCTAACCGGCTACAAGCGCCCGGCAGACCAGCTTCGCTGGCTGCTGGAGCGCGGCTGGCTGCATGAAACCAATGCAGCCGGCCGGCCTATCGTGCTGCGCCGCTACGCTGATAGCCGGCTGTCCGGCAGCAAAGCTGCAAACCAGGCCATGCCCGCCGCGGGCATGGTCCCTGATTTTTCCAAGGTGAACCGTTGATGGGCCGTAGACGCACCGTACACAAAAAACTGCCCGCCCACATGCACCGCAAGGGCAACAGCTACTACTTCGTCCAGATGGTGGACGGGCGCCGTTCATGGGTGCCTCTGGGCAACGACCTGGCCATCGCTCGGCTCAAGTGGGCCGAGCTGACCAATATTGGCGACGCCGAGGTCGAGGACATCACCTTTGCCGTGGCGGTGGCGCGTTACCGCCGCGATGCGCTGCCGGCCAAAGCGGCCAAGACTCAAGAGGAGTACGACCGGGCGCTGGACCGGCTGCTGGCCGTTTTCGGCAAAATGCCGCTGGATCTGATCATCCCGCAGTACGTCAGGAAGTATCTGGACGAGCGAAAGGCAAAAGTCGCCGGCAACCGTGAAAAGGCGGTTCTGTCCACGGTGTTCAATCACGCGCGCGAGTGGGGATATACCAAGGCCGCCAACCCCTGCGCGGGAGTGAAAGGGAACACGGAAACCGGCCGGCTGCGCTACATCGAGGACCAGGAGCTGCTGGCCGTTTTGGACCACGCCTGCCGGCCGCTGCGCGATGCGATGGAGATCGCCTACTACACCGGCCAGCGGCCGAGCGACGTGCTGAAGCTGAAGCGGACGGATATCCGCGAAGGCACGCTCTTTTTCCGCCAGAAGAAGACGGGCACCGCGCTGCGGTTTGCGATCGATGGCCCGCTGTTCGACGTGCTGCTGCGGATCACCACCGATCCAATCCAGATCCCGGCCGGCGCCGTGCGCTCGCTTTACCTGATCCAGAACGAGGAAGGCCAGCAGCTGGGCTATCGGGCGCTGAACTACCGCTTCAACAAGGCATGCAAAGCCGCCGGCATCCCCGACTTCCAGTTCCGTGACATCCGCGGCAAGGCCGGGACCGACACGGAAGACGTGACCGGCCTGGGACATGCCCAGCGCCTGTTGGGACACAAGAACCGGAAGATGACCGAGCACTACATCAAAGAGCGGCTCGGCTACCGCGTAGCCCCGACGCCGAAGCTGCTGATCAAGCAGAAAAAGCGGGCGTGACCCTTCTACAAAAGGTGCCAAGAACCGCGTAAAACCTAGGGAAAACAAGGGGTTTTTGACATGTTTTGTAGAAGCGAAAATGAGCTAAGCTATTGATTTGTTACGTCTTGCAGCACAACTTGTAATCAGGGGGTCGCGAGTTCGATTCCTGCCGCCGGCACCAAATAAAATCAAGGGCTTGCAAGATTTTTCTTGCAAGCCCTTGATGCATTTTAGACGGAATATTAGACAGCACTGTCCAATCCCCCCGGGCGAGCTGCCGCATCTGTGCAGAAGGTCAGCCCCGGGGAGCGTTTAATCCTTGCCGGCTACAGTCAGGCCGGCCAGTAAACCCGTTTCAGCGGCAACAGCACGCGCGTTTCCAGGTCCATCGCCTGATAGTGTTCGAGGATGGCCTCGACGAGGTCATCCAGATTCATCAAGGTGATGGGGTTATTTGCGCGTTCGGCCTCGTAATAGGCTTCACGTGAGAACCCGCCAGTGCTGACGTACAAACCCTTGTCGCCAGGGTGCCGGATGACGGCCAGAAAACCACGCACTTCCTTCGTACCCATCTGGGCGCGGCGATGCTTCACCTCGACGATGATGCGCGGCTGCTCAAAACCGAAGCCATCCGGCGAAGCAACAATATCCTTCCCGCGGTCGGGCCCCGAGGGCGATACGCGGGTTTTATACCCCATGGCGCGCAGCAGTCCCGCTGTGAGGTCCTGCATCTGCTCCCAATCGAGTTTGCTCACCCGGTCTTTGATGAACTCGAGGGACCTTGCTTGCAAGTCCTGCAGGAGGTCCTCTTCCTCAAGCCCCTCGTCTTCCTCGCTCGCTTGTTGTGGCTTCCCGCCGCTCATCAGGGCTTCAAACTCACAGTAGATTTCTGCCGAGACCTTGAAGAGGGTCAATGTCGAACCCAGCGAGTTCTTGGCCTTGACCGTCAAGTCATCCCGCGCCACCTCGTGCAGCCACTCGATCTGGCGGTAGGTCGGAAACTCCCCCTCAAACAGGGTAGCGTCATACCGTGCCTCACTGACAATCCTGCCAACCAGATAAATACGGCGGGCACTGTCGTAGGTAACTACTTGGTCGCCGACTTGCACTTCGCGCACAAACCGGAACACCTGCCCCGCGGCGCTGCGCTGTTTGGGCTTTGAATCCTCCGGGTAAGCCTCCGCCATACGCTGTGAAAAGTCTTCGCGTGTGACGAGGTCCAAGGTATTCCCCGCTTCAATCCAGCCAATGGCCACGATAGCCATGGATTTGAATTCCGGAGCAAGACGGCCGCCGCTATCGGCGCGCACGAGCCAGGTTGAGGCCATAGCAATCCTTTTTTGACATTATTTTCATAAAAACCCGCATCAAATCCACGCTTCCCCGAGTGCCTGCGCCTGCTGCAGCACCAACTCCACGGCGCCGTCCTGCTGGTCCGGCGGATACTTGTACTTGCGCAGAATCCGCTTCACCATCAGCCTCAGCTTGGCGCGGACGCTTTCGCGCGCCGACCAGTCCACGCTGAGGTTTTTGCGCAGATTGTCAGTCAGCTCATGGGCAATCTTCTTCAGCGTCTCGTCCGTCAGCTCGCGCACCGCGGACTCGTTGTTGGCAAGCGCGTCGTAAAAGCGGATTTCATCTTCAGTGAGGCCCAACGCTTCGCTGCGGTTGGCCGCTTCATGAAACTTCTTGGCCATCTCGATGAGTTCCTCGATGACCTGAGCCGTTTCAATGGAGCGGTTCTGGTAGCGCTTCACCACATTGGCCAGCATTTCGGAGAACTTCTTCTCCTGCACCACATTGCCGGAGAAGCGGCTTTTCACCTCGCCTTCCAGCAGGCGCTCCAGCAGCTCTACCGCCAGGTTACGCTCAGGCAGATTGCGCACTTCCGCGAGGAACGCCTCGTCGAGAATACCGATATTGGGTTTATCGAGACCCACGGCTTCGAACACATCCACCACTTCGTCGGACACCACCGCCGAGCCGATGATTTGGCGGATAGCCAACTCCCGTTCTTCGTCGGTGCGCTTTTGCTGGCTGATATCGCGCTTGGTCAGAATGACTTTGACGGCCTGCATGAACGCCACTTCCTCGCGCACGGCCTTGGCTTCGTCCAGCGTGCAGCACAGCGTGAAGGCCTTGCTCATCGCCAACGCGGCATCGGCGAAGCGCTTCTTGCCATCCTCCAGCCCCAGGACATGGTTGGCGGCGCCGGCCAGGCATTTGTGTCCCGCCGTCAGGAAATCGCTATAGTCGTAGCCGTGCAGCATGCCCTGCAGGATGTCGAGCTTCTCCGCCAGGATGGCATAGGCTTCCGCGGCGTCCACGGTCGGCTTGCCGCGGCCATTGCTGGCGGTGTATTCCTTGAGCGCCGATTTCAGCTCGTTGGCGATGCCGATATAGTCCACCACCAAGCCGCCTTGCTTGTCCTTGAACACCCGGTTGACCCGCGCGATGGCCTGCATCAGGTTGTGGCCTTTCATCGGCTTGTCCACGTACAGGGTATGCACGCAAGGCGCGTCGAAGCCGGTGAGCCACATGTCGCGCACGATGACCAGGCGCAAAGGGTCGGCGGGGTCTTTGAAGCGTTTTTCCAGGCGCTTCTTGGTTTGATGGTTGTAGATGTGCGGCCGCAGCAGCGCTTTGTCGCTGGCCGAGCCGGTCATCACAATCTTGATGGCGCCTTTCTCGGGGTCGGCGTCATGCCAGTCCGGACGCAGCCTGATGATTTCCTTGTAGAGGTGGACGCAGATGTCGCGGCTCATCGCCACCACCATGGCCTTGCCGTTTTGCGCCTTGCAGCGTTCCTCGTAATGGGCCACTAGGTCCGCCGCCACGGCTTCGATGCGCGGTTCCGCGCCCACCACCTTTTCCAGCACCGCCCAGCGGCTCTTCAACTTGGCCTGCTGGCTTTCCTCTTCATTCTCGGCCAGCTCGTCCACTTCTTCGTCTATCAGCGGCAGCTCGTCGGCCTTGAGCGACAGCTTGGCCAGGCGGGACTCGAAATAGATGGCCACCGTGGCCCCGTCTTCCTTGGCCTGCTGCATGTCGTAGACGTGGATGTAGTCGCCAAACACCGCCCGGGTGTCGCGGTCCTCGCTGGACACCGGAGTGCCGGTGAAGGCGACGAAGGTGGCGTTGGGCAAGGCGTCGCGCAGATGCTGGGCATAACCCACCTGATAGACGGCGTGCGGCTCCGCCGCCCGCTGGACCTTATCGTCATTGGCGGCGGCTTTCGGGGCTTTCAGGGTCTTGAGCTTGGCCTCAAAGCCATACTGGGTGCGATGAGCCTCGTCGGCGATGACCACGATATTGCGGCGGTCGGACAGCATGGGGAAGCTGTCTTCGTCCTCGCCGGGCATGAACTTCTGGATGGTGGCGAACACGATGCCGCCGGAAGGCCGGTTGGCCAGCTTGGCGCGCAGGTCCTGGCGTGTGGCCACCTGTACCGGCTGCTCGCGCAGCAGGTCCTGCGCCAGCGAGAACACGCCAAACAGCTGGCCGTCCAGGTCGTTGCGGTCGGTAATCACCACGATGGTCGGGTTTTCCATGGCGGCGTCCTGCATCACCCGCGCGGCGAAACAGGTCATGGTGATGCTCTTGCCGCTGCCCTGGGTATGCCACACCACGCCGCCCTTGTGGCTGCCGCCGGGGCGCGACGACGCCACCACCTGCTGAATGGCGGCGCGCACCGCGTGAAACTGGTGGTAGCCGGCAATCTTCTTCACCAGCTTGCCGTCATCCTCAAACAGCACGAAGAAGCGCAGATAGTCGAGCAGATAAGCCGGCGCCAGCACGCCGCGCACCAGGGTTTCCAGTTCGTTGAACTGCCCCAGCGGGTCCAGCGTGACGCCATCGATGGTGCGCCACTGCATGTAGCGCTCGGCATTGGCCGACAGCGAACCCATGCGGGCTTCGGAACCATCGGCAATCACCAGGATTTCGTTGTACTGGAAAACGTCCGGTATCTGCTCCTTGTAGGTTTGAATCTGCTCGTAGGCTTTCCAGATATCGGCGTTTTCATCCGCCGGGTTCTTCAGCTCCAGCAGCGCCAGCGGCAAGCCATTCACAAACAGGATGATGTCCGGACGGCGGCTGTGGCGCGGCCCCTTGATGGCGAATTGGTTCACCGCCAGCCATTCGTTGGCGGACGGATTGGCCCAGTCGATGAGGCGCACAAAGTCGCCGCGGGTTTCGCCGTCTTTCCGCACCTCCACCGGCACTCCGCCCACCAGCAACTGGTGGAAACGACGGTTGGCGGACAACAAGGCCGGAATGCCCAGCTCCTGCATCTGGCGCAGCGCATCCTCGCGCGCCGCCAACGGAATGCCCGGATTGAGCCGGGCAATCGCGCTACGCAACCGCTCCAGCAGCAATACCTGACGGTAATCGGCCCGCTCGCAATCAGCGCCTTCCGGCGCCAGGTCCGGGCCGAACAGACGGGTGTAGCCGACATCTTCCAGCCAGCCTAGGGTTTCCTGCTCCAGTTGGTCTTCAGTCATGGTGTTCTCAGGCGATGAGCGCTTCCGCTTCGGGCAGACGTAGTTGGCCGGAAATCAGGCGGGGAAGTAGCGTGTCGCGCAGGCTGGCAAGAGTTTGGGCTTGCTGCTGACTATCGGCAACCTTTGCAAGCAGCGGCGCAATAACCTTATGGAATGCGGACATTACTGCATCAGTTGGCACAATACAGTTCAAACCAGCTACGACTTCCGGACGTACCGCCGGATACGCGGCGCCGTCCGCCACATGCGCTAGATGTTCAATGCTGAAGTCTGCTGTCGCGGCAAGATAGACAAATTCGGTATTTTGAGCACACTTTGGCCGGAGCACAGCAAAACCGGTACTTGCTGTCAAATTGCTGGCTGGCTGATGGATGAAAGCAAACGAGCGGTTACCTGGGCGCACCGTGCCGACAATCGTATCTCCATCACGCAATACCCGACGGGCACGACTTGGTGCCTCATCAAATGGATATTCGGTAATGGCCGCGATTTCATTTTCTTTGGCATTGGCTAGGTCGATATAAGCCACGGAATCGGGATGCTTCTTCGCCGTCCATGATTCGGGATTGAGCGTAGACAAATCGGTCAGCGAACCCGCACGCCACCCCCTCGGCACCAAGCCCAGCTCCGACTCCTCAAACCCATCCGGAAACAGCGCCGCCGTGGCATCAATCATGCCCTCCGGGGCGCGGCCTTCCATTTTGGCGCGCACGGGGTCGAAATCGACAAACCAGGACTTGAACAAGGCTTGGGCGATGGCTTCCAGCGTGGCGTTGGTTTCGCGCAGTAGGGTGATGCGGTCGTCGAGTGTGCTTAGATACTCAGCTATCACTCGTTGCTCTTTCAAAGGTGGCACGGGGATAGAAAGAGACTTCAAAACAGAGAGGTTAATAAGTGGAATCGTGGAGCCTGTATTCCGACTCTGAATGGTCTGCACCATCGCTGGCGAAGCAAACCAGTAAAAAGCGAAAGTAGGGTCAATTTTTTCACTATCGAGCCTTGCTCTTAACTGCTTATTCGAAATGATATATTTCTGGTACTTAGCGTCTTTGGGAATGATTCCAACCTGTCCAATCGTACCCGCTGCTGTAAAAATCAGGTCACCTGCAACCGCTTCGCATGCCGTGAATTCTTTGGCTTTCTCTTCAGTCAGAAAAACAAACCCATTATCGTTGAACCTGTCCAT